CTATTCATTTAGGTGGGCTTTTGCGTATTCAAATAATAACTTTGCACTTGATAGGCTTAAATTGTCTATAGAATTTTCGCCATTTTTAAGCCTACCAATTTTTGATCTACTTAATCCTGTTCCCTTTTCAATTTGATACGCAGTAATATCTGATGCTAACAATAGTCTAATCTCGGCATATACCTTATCTATTTCATTCATCAAATCACCCACTTAATAACTAATATTGCTATAAGTAAGATACCTACACCGATTAAAAATTCTTTCTTTTCTTCTTTAGTTGTCTTGCGTACATTGATTTGCATTTTCATTGTTTTACAGTGAGTATTATTGTATTATAGGTAATGAGAAGGAGAGCAAGCTCTCCTGTTAAGTTATTGCTCGAATGTGAAGTCAATCTTGATAAAGTAGAAGTTTATCTTGATTGTGATTCTTACACATTTGAGCTTTTTTGTTTTACTCACTGTTTGCCACCTCCTTATATATTAATAATAACACAAGCGTTCACGAACGTCAACTAAAATTAAAGATTTATTTTTAAATTTTCATAAAAAATAACCCCATCACACAAAGTGACAGGGTATTGGATAACGGTATGAGATTTGATAACGTTAGGAAAATAAATCAAATCTAAATAAAGTTTATCCTAAAAATAATATAGATTGTATTGTAGAGATAGAGTAATATTATATTTAAATGTAATATTAAGGAGAGAATAAGGTGGCAAATGATAGTTATGACAAAAAGTTTCAAATATTCGTTTCTTCAACTTATAAAGATTTAATAGAAGAAAGACAAAAACTAGTAGAAGCAATTTTGCACACTGGTAATATTCCTGCAGGTATGGAATTGTTCACTGCTTCGAATAAAGATCAATGGCAAATAATACAAACATGGATTGATGAATCAGATATTGTTATTTTACTTATAGGATCAAGATACGGATCAATTCCTCAAGGAGAAGAAAAAAGTTATACTCATAAGGAATATGATTACGCAAAAGCAAATAATAAAATTGTTTTACGTTTTATAATGAGTGAAAGTCATATGTATGGCAAAGTTAGCTCAGGTGCATATACATCACGAGATATACAAGAAAATATAAACAAGGAAAAATTTGATAGATTCAAAGAGAACGTAATCGGTTCATCATTGTGTAAACTTAATATACAAAATATAGACCAACTAAAATCAGAAGTAATATTATCTATCGTAAAAGAAACTACAGATTTAGATGGTGGTTGGGTTAAATATGATACTGTAGTAAAAAATAATAGTGAGTCTTTAAACAAAATAAGTGAAAAACATTTAAAAGACAAATATATATATAAAGAACAAAGAGAGGATTTAAATGAAATATATAATTATTTAAAAAATATAAATGACAATCCTAATTTATTCCCCATAATTGCTTTAGATGTTTTTACAGATTTCTACAATAAATATTGTACTAAGAATCCTATAAAACGGTATTCTGTTTCAAAATATGAAAAGTTATTAAACGAATTTGGTAAATCACTTAAAGATTTTGCTAATCTAGCTCATGAAAATATTTATGTAAAAGATGGTAATATAAATTATGGAAGAATTTCTTATAAAGGACACAGATATGTTATTAATCGGGAACATGAGTTAAGTGAAAAATTCAATATTGAATTTTATAATTTATTAATGAAAACATTTGATTCATATGAATCGTATGTAAGTTGTTGTGAAGAAAATCTTTTATAATTAAAACAACCCTACCTAGTTTCCGCTAGATAGGGTTTAATAATGTACGACGGTTCAGTCGTAACCAAGCAATAGCTAATTAAATTATACCATGTTTACTTAATTGTACCCCATAAACTGCCTACAACATGATTTGGTGGCGTACCTTTAACCGTTCTAATTGGTAAGTAGTATCTGACACCTTTAAATGTATAACCAATCCATACATGTCCATCTTGAATACATACTTCATCATAATTAACATAGCCACCTGGTTGGAACCAGTAACCTTCTTGTGCTGATAAGAATGGTGAACCTACTCTTGCCATAATTGGACTACCACCACAAGTAAATGTTGCTGATTCTTTCATCCACCATGTGCCATATTGGTTTTTCTTCCATTTACCTGTAGATGTGTTATATGATGGTTTGCTAGGTTTTACCGTACTCCCTTTTGGAATTTCTCCGTCATAATAAGCTTTAATTTGGCTGATAAAGTAATCTTTTGTTTTATTCACAACAGACTCTGGTGCACGTTGTGATGATGAATAGCCAGCATGTAACTTCATTGATCTATGTGGGCATTGTGTACTAGAAAATTCATTGTGCAATCTTACTGTATTTCTATTTACAGGTAATCCCCATTTCTTCAGCATACGCGCTGCTTCTTGAAAGGCTGATTGCTCATTCGCCAAGAATTCTTTATCACTTGCCGACATTGATTGACAAACTTCGATACCGTAATAATTAGTATTCCCATCATTGTTGGCTGTATGCCATGCTGTACGACCTTCTGGTAATGCTTGCCACACTGTATTGCCACTAATGTAACTATGTGCTATACCATTCTCTAATCGCGCTAATGGTGCATTTACTAAACTGTCGTGATACTGCATAGCCGATAAACTTCCAGCATCATTATGAATGACTACGCCTTTAGGCTTGTAACCGCGTTTAGGTAACTTGTAACCTGTCACTTCATCACGATTGTATTTTAAAGTTTTACCTTTTTTCTTATTTGTATTCTCTTTTTTAGTCGATTCATTTTCTTCTTTAAATTTAGGGCGAATAAACCACATCGGGAAATCATAAGCATGGGTACGTTTCGTAACCTTTTCCCAACCTTTACCACCTTGTTCAATTCCGTCAGTCCAACCGCCACCTTGCCAATTCTGCTCTAACACGACAATTTCATTTAACGTCGCACTAATTACCCATGCGACATGACCGTCTCCTTCACCGTATTTTTCATCAAATACTACAAGGTCACCTGGTTGAGCTTTAAACGAAGGTGTATTTTCATATACAGTTGCTTCATTTTTAAAATTCGCTTTATTTTCTGCGTTAAAAGGTATATCTTTTGCACTTTCTCCTTTTAATCCATGACCAAACAATTTGTTCCAACCAATATTGGCATAATCAAAACATTGATAACCATAATATCCGTCGAAATCATATTGTTTACCGATTGTTGTGTTCAAAAACTTTAAGAATTCATTTTTTGTTAATGTTGCAGTCATTTAATACACTCCTTTAAATTTTTACATAATAAAAAGCCGACTGATCATTCAGCCGACTTTCTAGGTTTTGTATATCGTTGTGCTTGTTCACTGTCTTTTATGCCTTTTGTGGTATCATCTATAATCGAGTTATAAACGGATACAATTACCATTGTGATAACATATGGATTTGATACTGCTTGTCCAACCAAATCAAAAAGGACACCCCAACTTGTGATGTCCTTACCTGTTACACCGAAATATGTTCCTATTGGAACTGCAATTGATAGAAATATCTTAAACCAAAAGTGTGGGTTACTCGCTCTCACTCTCCAATTAATCCCTAAGAAATTTTTCATTTAACTTCCTCCTTATCATATTCATGAATAGCGCCTTTAGCGTTAATCTCTAATTTGTATTTTTCTGTTTTCTCTTGTTCGTGTTGATTACTTATTTTAAATACCTGTTGGAAACTTTTAAGACCAACTAAAGCAAAAATAGCTAGTCCTATATTCGGATATGTGAATAGATAAGTGACAGATATTAAAGTGAAAAATATGCCACTTAATCCATTAACAAACATCGATACACCATAATGTTTTATAAACATAGATAGGACGTACATTACCGTAATGATTAAAGCGAATATGCACCACCCGATTTGGCTCGGTATTACTTTGAGTAATGACTTATATAATTCTGATTGTTCATTAGAAAATAAATCATCAGCAAAAAATAATGTAATTACAAAGTATGGTGCGTAAAGAATATTAATTTGTTCTATTGTCGCTAGTTTTCTCAATTTAAATCACCTACCATATCCCTAATTGTTTAAGTACAAAACCTATAATTGCTGATACAATTACCGTTATACTTGCAGATAGGGTTGTATTTTTCACCGTTTTACGGGTGTCTTTTTGCGCTTCTAATAAACTATTTAATTTTTTATCTACTGTTTCTACATCATCTATTAAATCATGAACGATCCACTTCAAACCTTTTTCATCTTCCGTAATATAACCATCAACTTTTTTTAATTCTTTCTTTAGATAATCCATTTTTCTTTTCATATCTTTAATGACAAGCCTTAATTTAGTTGGGTCTTTAAGTTCTTCATTTGATAAATCATCAATCAATACGACACCCACTCTCTGAAATTTATTTATATAAAAAGACACCTACCGAAGTAAGTGCCTTGTGATTTATTCATTTTCATCTATAATTACTGGATAGTCTTCACCAGTAATTTCTTTGTACTCTCTTTTAGTAAGCGACCCATTATCAACCAGTAATTTTATGTTAAAATTCGTATAAATACCGTTGTCATACATATACTGCACATCTGAAACTTGTATTGCATTATCAGGTATTTCAATATATTGTTTTATATTCGCAATTTGAAATAAAATATCGCCTACATATTTGAGTAGACGATGGTTATGTGCTTCTATTTTGTTGCTGCGTTCAATGAATAGATTAAGTTTTTCATTTTGAGAATTCATAGCTTCTTCTAATCTTTCTAAATCACTATTCTTCAAAGATGGTTCAGAACCTATCCATCTTTGATACTCTGGATCAAAATAAAACGGCTCCCATATGCCTTCATAAGGTGGAATTTCAGTATAAGGCTCACTTGGATAATCCCAATCACTAATAACTATTTTAGGTGTACCATCATATAAATATACAGTTTTTGTCATGATTAAATACCTCCTACTTCATCTACTATCCAACTGAATTCTCCAACAACATAATGACCTGGTAGCCATTTATCACGATCACTCATATTCACATAAAACATCAAATCGCCTGTTACATCTACTAATACGACTGCTGGATTCAGAGATACAGGTGTTCTTGCATAAAAATGTTGAATTTTAGGTACCATATGTGAAGGGATTGAACCAAAAGCAGTTTGTGTCACAAGATTGTTGACGTTCACTCTTAAATGCGCAATCTTAATACCATTAACCATTCTAACTCGATATTGACACTGTATAGCGTTAGGGTCATCTGTTTGACGTTTAGTCGCATCGTTTTTAATTTCCCAATCTATCCAACCTGTATCGCTATTTAATACTTCAAACTCTTCGGCATTTTGTACGCGTTTCCAGCCACTAAATACATTATTAGTATGAATAGTCGCTCTATATTCATTGTTTCTTGAACTAGCAATTAATCTTAACTGTTTACGTCCATTTTCAGACTCTGTTACATCTATTTCTGCAATATAAGAACCACCATTAGGGTCTTGTGGCGCATTAACACTAAACGCATCCGAAGGGATTGTACACTCATATTTACCACCTGGTAGACTAAGAACATCAGTATAAGTATTGCCTTCTTGACCAATAGTACCAAGCCATTTTCGTTTATAATCTTCTGGGTTCACTCTTTCCCAGTCCTCCCACGTATTGTAAAAACGTTTCTGCCAAATTTGAGTAGAGTTATAAGGTCTAAATGTAATACGTTTTAAAATACCACCATTTCTCTCAAGTACTTCTAAAAATCCTGCTGTACTTGTTGCACCTATACCTACAATCGGAGTTGTAGTCGTGTAATAGAAACCTGTTTTTAGATCATGTAACTTATTTATATCATCTGCTAATGAAACGATTTGTAATTGACCATTATCTTGAATCAATTTTGCTTTTTGCCAATCACTTGTATCGTACTTGTTTAATTTCTCTACGTCTGCCTTAATTTGATTAGCTTTATTATCTAATTCTGACATTGTGTTAATTTTCAAATCTGTTATATCTTTTTTAGATGTACTCACTAATGTTGCGATTTCTTGCATGACTTGAGTTGACCTATCATTTAATGCTTTCAGCCCACTAGCTTTTGCTGTTTCCATTTGAGATACATAATCTTGACCATTTGCTAAGGCTTCATTAATTTCATTAATTGTATTCATTATACTTTCTCGAAACTCTTGGAATGTACGTATTTCGTTGAGTTTATCAACTGCTGGTATTGTATTAATTAAACTATCAGCAATCTTAAAACTAAACTCAACTTCTGTAACAATATCCTCTTTGCCATGTACTGCAATAAACAATTGACCATTTACATTACCTGTTAAACCTAAAAATACATTTGGGATTGTATACTTCATTCGTCCTTTCATAGGGTCTATTGGTTCAACATTATCAACGATATAATTTTTACCATTTTTTAATATTAGAAATACATCTGCGTTTTCTGAACTTACTAATAAAGGACTACCATTTCTAGTTACATCAAACACTAGATCAGCAGTCCCTACATCAGTATTATAAAATTGTATATTTGTATCTAGTCTATTTTGAATATGTGCTGTTGTTTCCAGCTTTATTCGACCTTCTTTGTTATACATTTAATCCCTCCTTATGATTCAAACCAATTCGACCATGCGCCTTGAGCGTATGTTCTTCTTTTAATTTTAAAGTTGTCGCTTCTACCAAAAGGAATTGCCATTTGGAATGCAGTACTCGCATCATCAAAATCAGCTCTACTTACATTTAAATGCAAGACCATTGCACTAGAAACCTTTAGGTATGGTGAACCTTTCGCATCTCGAGGAACATGATAAAAGCCACCATAAGTGACTGAATTTATATCCGTTACTGTTTCTGGCGCACTAAACATACGAGCTAATGCTCTATTATTAAATTGCAATTCATCTTCTTGAATTCTAAATATAGTACGAGATACATCATAATCCCAAAAGCGCCAACCTTCTGGTCCTTGGTAAATTTTCTTACGCGGATTACCTTCATCATCAAATGCTAACAACCCTGTATATCCATCATATCCAGTAGTACCGAATTCTTTACCACTATTACGTCGAAGACTGTATAACATACCTCTAACTTCTTGAACCATGTCCCTTACTTCTCCGATATCTTGGTAAGCATTTTGCATATCTTGGTCACGTAACTGTACGCCTTCTTTACCAACATATAAGAAATCTAACACTTTACGTTCAGTTGTTTTGTTATCATCCATTGAACGATTAAGTTTATGTGAACGTACAACTGATGCTGTACTTCCTCCACCATCCATATTGTAGGCAAATTGAATATCATAGTGATCTAGTAATGTCTCAGCCACTTCTTGAAGTGTCATACCTTTTTCAACCATGGTATGTGTATTATTCTCACGACCATCGCAACTAAAGAAAATTAAATCTTTATTAGGTAATTGCGCGATAACTTGTCTAGGATGACTTACAATCGTATTCGGACTATAGTAACCATCTTTCACAATGATTTTGCCATCTGAAATAATAGGACCAAATCCACTGACTGTGTTGTTATAGCCTTTATTTCTTATCTCACTAGCTTGTACATCTGGTGGGAATGAAGTCAATGTATTATCGTCACCAATCGCAAGAGTCCATCTATCATTTAATGCTGGATACTCATCACCCTTAACACTATCTAATATTTGACCTTCAAATAATTGTTGACCGTGCAATTTCAATTGACTACCACTACCAGTACTAGCATTACTTACAAAAGTAGCCTTCGTTTTACGCGCAAAGTCAGAAGGTGTCATATGTGCAGGTTTATTAGGATTATTACCATATAAACCACGTTTTAACTTAATGATATTTCCTCGACTATCCAGATGTGGAATATGTGTAATATAATACGTTGTATCAAATTTACGTCCTCTAAAATGAGATACCTCATTATAATAAGCGCCCGTATTCATTTGTGTCTCTAACTTTTCAGCTGTTTGTTTGGCAGTACTTGCAATGTCATCTATTCGACCAAAGTCTTCATTAAGTCTATCTTGTGCAAGTTCATGTAAGTTCCCTTGTGTATCAACACGCATATCTTTTACTTCAGCTGTCGCGTTACCATTGGCACCGATTATTTGGTTTTTTACTCTATTGTTTAATTTCTTAATTTCTTTTTCAACCGTAGAATTTCCATGTTTAATATCACTAGATTTTTTAGATTGTCGGTATTCTTTAACCATGTTATATAATACTTCTCTATCTTCTTGAGACATTCTCGCATTATCAATCACATTCCCTCGGAATTGATCATTGATTTGTCTAGGAAAATTATCCTTATAGCGTTCCATTTAAACCCTCCTTTATTCTGTCCATTCAAATTGTGCATATATCCAGTTACTGTTGCTACTTCCCGATTGATTTGAGCTATCAATATAGACATTCAAAGCACCATTCCCTCGGATTTCAACCATGATAGGTTGTCTGCCACTACCTGATCTAGAATAAAAAACTTGCGTATATTTCATAAATCCAGTAGGTAACTGTGCAATCTGTTCACCGTTTGTAAAATTACGTATATTAACACGTATCATTTTTCTTGTGATTCTCTTTTCACCACGTTCACCATATTGATGTACGATTTCTCGAATTCCACAACTAAATCCGTCAGTAGCATATAAGCCATTTTTAGGGGGACCTACTTGATACTCAATCCACCCTGAATCTCTAACAGATGTTGCTAAATCGTAAATACTATTTTGTAGGTCTAATTGCCATTGATAGTATTCTTCAAAACCATCTAAACCATCAACATGTGCTCTTGTATAGAATTGTTCCCCACTTTGATCACGCGCCATTTTGATTTCTACATCTCTACTCATCAACCGTCACCACCCCAGTTGAAACCCAACTAGTGCCATTACCTACATTAGCTGAGGTACCACTTCCGTACTTGAGCGCACTTTTGACATTACGCACATTACGATTAATGAGTTGTTGTATCTGTACAATATCTTTACGTGAATTACTGAATTCTATTTCAACAGGTACATTCATAATTGGGTGTGATTCTATTAACTTCACAACTTTTAAATCAGTATCGTATTGTAATGGTTTGTGTTTCAGATATACTTTATGATTCTCTTGAATCTGTTCATAACCCAAGTAATTAGTCGACACTTCAACGACAGGTTCGTCAACTAATTGTTCTTTAAGTAATTCTTCAAGTTCATCAAGACTTTCAACATTGTCATCAAAAACAGTAGCTGCTTTCATATGACCAAACACATTATAATTTTTAGACTTAACTTGTTTATAGAATTTATAGATATCTTTGCCTTTTAAAACTGCCGTGATATTAAATAATGTTGATTTTTCTGTCCCAACATAACCTGTCGGTTTTTTAGATTTATAATCAATTTTGTTGTCTTTACCTCTGAATATACCTTTAAATGTATGAGGTCCTTTTGATAAGTTCTTTGCGATGACTAATGGTTCAGTAATTGTACGTCTAGACCACGCACTCATTGTTTCATAGAATTCTCCGTCTAAATAAAAGTCCCAAACGCCACCTAGTTCTCCTTTTTTGAAGTTAAACATCAGTGTTTCATTGCCCCATCGACAATCAATTTGTACTTCAAAAGATGCCCCAACTGATTCAGTGCGCCATGTACCCGTTTTAATAAAGTTACCTTTAAAATTAAGTGCAGGCGTTTTAATCGGGTTATAGTTTTTCGTTTCTTTTGCTGTTTTCTTTAAACCATAACCTTCAATGATTGTTTTCATTTCTGTAGTACTTACAGATGCTTGTACTTCGTCAGTATTATATTTATACATAATGACTTCATCAGACATCTTATAAAATGTCGCTTCATCATAAATATAAATTGTTTTATTATCTGCGAAATAGATATAGCCGAAGAGTTCAGCACCTTCAACTAAATACTCTAAGCCGTTTTTATTACCTAATTCGTCTATCACAACACGTTTATCAAACTTGCCTTTAATCACGTATTTAAATCCTAATGGATTATTTCTAAAACCAAAGTCTAGATATTGTTCCAAAGTATATTTTGGTTTTTCTTCTTCTGTTACATCGCCATTCATTTCTTCGTTTTCAATATCTTTATCAATATAGTGATTTTGAAATTCCATAAAAATATGCTTACCAACAATGTCGTTAGTAAGCATGAGATTATTTGATTTAACCGATGTTGATTTAATAATGTAATCTTGACCTTTCCACTTTAAAATAGCTTCGTTCTGTAACATATTAAATACATCGGCATTATGATTTGTTTTTAAGGCAGTGAATGATATTTGACGTTCGTTATTCTTCTCGTATTCATATTTAAATGAACTATAATCAAAATCAATTAATATCTCACCCATCGTTCGTTTACGATCCATGACAATTAAGTTATACAAATATCATCACCTACCTATATACATAATTAAATGTAAATTTGATTTCTTTAACTATTACGCCATCACCTAGTACTTCAAAATCATTATATCCAGGTGCTAACGTAATGTACTCCCAGTTTGTATCTATACCACATCGTTTTTTATTCTTAAAAGGATATACACCATTGAGTATAACTGTGTCATTATCTCGTATAGCCTTTTTATACTTAAACTTATCACCAGTTGTCTTATTATGAAGAATAAAACCATTTGGTGCTTTGATATTCATTGTGATTATTAAATGATGATTATTAACTGGTGTTACGGAATAGGAAGAACCGTTATAAATTTGGAACCTTCTTTTATGATGCTTATACTTTATATTTTCATCAGTAACTAAACCATTCCCAAATTGCCAATAATCACTATTTAAACTAAAATCATCTGTTGTCAAAATAGATTCAGAATGACCTTTATATGCTGTGTAGGTTATATCAATATCACTGAACCTAACTGCAAATGGTGAGGGACTAACTTTTGGAGTTGGTAATACCGCATACTTTAAACCTGGCATTTTACTGAATACTAAATAATATGGTTCATATCTTTGTATTTTTTGTTCTAATTGAAAACAAAACAAATCTAAGTCGATACTATCTAACCCTGTATACCTAAATTTCAACGTTATATCAAAAGGTCCAAAAGTAGTAACTGAAGGTTTAGCACCATCTACACCATTCATTTCAGTAATTTCAGTTTTACCATTTATTTCTGGTTTATCAAATCCTAAAAATTCAAAACGGTCATTCTCTAAAAGATTGACCGTTTCATTTTCCATAATTAACTTAACCCACTTATTATTTTTACACGTCATTTATACACCACTCATTCCTAGGTTATAACCTGCATTCCTAGCCATATTACCTTGATTATTATTTACCTTTTTCGTAATTTCTTTGCTGTCCAAGAATACTTTTGTATCCTTGTTAGCAATTCTATTAGTATCTCTATTATTAATAGATTGAAGATTATTACCTTCATTGATAGCACTATATATACCGCGAAGTAATTCTGCTTCTTCAGAAAATCCAAGCATTTCTCCTGTTCTATCCCAAATCACTTTACTTCTAGCTTTCATTGAAGGATCATGACTAATAACTGATTCACTAAAGCCGCCTTCTGCCAACCATGCTATTTCAGGAGAATTAATTATGCCACCTTCAGCATATCCATGTCCTTGACCAATAGTTCCTAACAGTCTTGAACCGTATGTGTTTTTAGCATAGTTCATACCAGCTACTAAGTTGTGTAGAGGATTCCAAATATTGCCCATACCTTTACCTTTGTATGCAGAAAAAGTACCTGGTTTAACTTGTACAAGACCCATTGCATTACCATCAGATAGTCCGTCATTTCCACCCATTGCTTTGGCATTGCCACCAGATTCAGTCATAATTTGTTTAGACCACGCATTTATATATGCTGGCGTAACAGGAAGTCCAGCAAGCTTTAAAGCACGAATAATAGTACTCTTGTAATTACTAGCTTTGGTATTACCACCCATACCTTTCAGTACTTTTACGGGATCTAATGTATTAGTATTTGTTAAAAATGGTGTTGGTCCTTCTTCAACTTGTGTATGCAAATGAGGACCAGTTGTATTAGCCCCACTATTTCCAGTAACAGCTATTGTTTCTCCTTTTTTAACCATACCTTCTTTTAATATTTTACTTAAGTGGACGAAATACATCGCAATTTTACCTGCAGCTAATCGTAAAATATTACCTCCACCAACATCATGTTGTTTAGTAGCTTTACCACTCATTGGAGCTTGTATTTTATCAAAGACATGAGGTGTATCAATTCCATAATGACGCCCACCGTTTATTGATAATGGATATCCAGGCAAAGGCTTATTAGGACTATAACCATATGAAACACCCTTACTTAAAATACCTGAGCCATCAATATCTCCACCACTGGTTTCTTCAAACCATTTAGAAAACATTTTTTTGACTCCACCAGTAAGTTTTTTATACATTTTCCCCATCATTTGACCAGGTACTGCTTTAATACCACTAAAGTCCACACCCATCATGTCCATAACTTTGTCGACAAGTTTTCCTGGGTTTTCCATGTAATCGAAAACATCACCAATTACTGAATCGAATTTATCTTTAACTACTTTTCCGGCAGCTTTACCAGCAGTTTTTACACCTTCAACACCATCACTAACTTTTTTGATAGTTTTAGAGTGTTTATTAGCTTGCTTACCTAAAAACTTTCCAGATGCTTTACCTAATTTGTTTGTTAAGCTTGTACCATCTGAATATCTAGGAAGGTTATTCATACTAGCATATGTCTGTGTGCCATTTTCAACCACTGTACCTTTAGGTAAATATGCTAATGTATCTGTATCTGGCGTAATAACTGTTTTTCCGTTTGGATATCGAATAGTTTCATGTCTAAATCCTTTTGGTCCATTTCCTTTACCTTTATCTCCTACTATCGCCATAGTATCTTCAGCAATAGCACCATTTCGAGTCCCAGTTGAAAGTTTAATAGGTTTAATCATTTCTTTACCTAAACCTAATTTATCTCCAACTTTATTAACTCCGCCGATCATTTTATTCAATCCACCGATAGTGTGTTCTTTTATTCCGGAAGCAAGTTTTTTAGAATTTTCAACAACACTATTTTTCATACCTATTACCATGTCTTTAATGCCATTAACAAAACCTTTTATACCATTTTTCATTTTCCCAAATGTATTAACGACACTATCTTTCATGGTTTTCGCCATATTTACTGCACTATTTTTTATTGATTTCCAACTGTTACTTGAAAAATGAAGGGTTTTATTTAATATGCCTTTTACACTTGAGAATAGTCCGTTGAACTTACTCTTAATGTTATTCCATAAATTTTGAGCAATTGAAGTTACTTTATTCTTTAAGTTAGTCCATAAATTGACTGCAAAATTTCTAATAGAATTAAAGATATTTTTTACTGATTTAAATAACCCAGTAAATTTTGCGCGAACATTAGTCCAAAGTATCTGTGCAAGTGCAACGACTCTATTTTTAATTAAAGTCCATGTATTAGAAAGCCATTTTTTTATAGAGGTCGTGATTGATTGTATAGATTTGTTTAGACCCAAGAATTTTTGTTTAACTGAATTCCAAATAGATTGGGCAGTTTTACCTATGAAGTTTTTTATAAAATTCCAACCTTTTGTAAATACACCTTTCAACAAGGACATTCCAAGTTTTGCTACTTTAACAATTTTTCCGACAAACCAAAGTTGTACTAAATTCCAAATTAATTGAACTACACCTTTTAGAACTTGAACTAATCCATTCCAAGCGCCTTTCCAATTTCCAGTTAACAAACTGCTAAAAATCTTGATTGTTCCTAGTATGATATTTAAAGCACCTTGGATTACACCTTTTATGTTATTCCAGACACTAACAACTATTGCTTTTATGGCTGGCCACAATAATTTCATTAAATTCCAAATGAGTGTCATAATTGGGCGAATTACATTTCCCCATATAAATTTAAATACAGTAGAAATTATGTTTCCAATAGTTCTGACGCCTTGAGTTATTTCAGCACCATTTTGTTTCCAAAAAGCAGAAAGTTGTTGACCGATTTGAAGTCCAAATGATTTAACTGCATTTATAACTTGGAAAAAGACTCTTTTAACTGTATCTGCAAAGGTAGTTAATCCAACTACTACATTAGGAGGTAATATTTTAGATAATGTAATTACACCATCTTGACCATTACCTTTGAATAATTGGAAAAAGCCTTTAATAATATTGCCAATTGTAATAAATGTATTTTTAACACCATTTAGTGCTGCATTAACAACGTTTCTGAATGTTTCTGATTTTTTATATGCAACAACAAAAGCTGTTCCTAATGCAATAACGCCTAAAGTTATCCACCCAACAGGACCGGATATTAAACTTAGAGCAGCGCCTAGTTTTGGAAATACTTTTGTGATACCAACTATTGCACCTTCTGAACTTTTAGCAGCAGTACTGAATTTCGCAAAGAATTTCAAGAACTTACCAAACGGACCAAAAATAGCCCCTATTACTCCCGTCAGTTTACCGAATATAGTTAAAACTGGACCAATACCAATAAGTATTAAAGTACTCCATTTCATAATACTTGCTATTAATTTTTGAGTATTTTTATCTAAACTGTTATACCATGAAACAATACCTTTGATTCCATTAATAACTTTATCGAAAACAATACCTAAAGATTCACCCCATTTAGCAGCTGAACCTTCCATGCTATCGAACACATCAGTTAGATCATTCATTAAAGGTTTCATTTTACTAAAGAAACCCCCACCTTTACCTCCGGCATCTAAGAAAGAAGCACCAATTCTTCCAACTGCTGCCCACATATTCGCTAATGATGCTGTGAATGATTTCTCACCCATTGTTTTGGCAGCACCACCAATATTGTTTTCAATAGCACTCTGCAACATCTTACTGGATATTTCACCATCTGCAGCCATATCAGTAATTTCTGACGCTGCAACATTTGCTTCTTTGGCTAGCCATTGATAAATTGGCAATCCTCTATCCGAAAGTTCTTGTAACTCACCATTATATGCTTTGTTAGATGTTTGAACTTTGTTAAATATTCTACCCATCTCGTCCATGCCTACACCAGCAACAGCAGCAGCATCTCCCGTGTTAGTTAAATACTGTGTCAATTCTTTACCCGGCTTTATTCCAGCAGCAACTGCATTAGCAGCTGTTGTAGCAGCTTCACCCATACCAAAAGATGTACCTTTAACGGCTTTATTAGCGTTTGTCATTATTTCTTCTACATTTTTACCGCTATTACCTAAAGCACTTAGTTTAGCTTCTGCATTATCTATTTCTACTAAGCGTCCAAATCCTTTACCGATAGAAATACCAGCTAAAGCTCCACCAGCAACCATTGCAGGCTTAGTTATCTTTTTAGTAAGATTATTACCTACTTCTTCAGATTTTTTCGATATGTTAGTGAAAATTGATCCAACCTTTTCAAAACCTTCTCCTGTTTTAAAAACTCTTTGCATTCCACGGGACATGTTCTTTTCTATCGAAGATGCAGCACGACTCGATGCTTTTTCTATATCTTCAAATCTTTTAGTCAATGCAGTAAATGCCGATTCCATTCCACTTTGATTGGCAATAAATTTAGCTTGCAACTCCTTAACAGTTGCCATAAGACCCCTCCCTTCTTTTATTTATTTTTTAATTTACATATTTTGTTCAGCACGTTTTCTAGCTTCTATTTTCTTTTGGACTCTTTCGTTCCATTGATATTTCTTTTTAGTATTTGTAGATTCTTCAACTTTCTTTTTAGGTTGAATTTCCTTTAAGAACTTTTTAACGTTTTTTAAGTCGTCTTTTGATTGTGGATTACTATTTAACATTGCGATGAAATTCATATAGTAATCTGCTTGTTCTTTTTCTGCTTTACGTTCTTGATTTTGAAAATGTGTCAGTAAGTGAGCTAATAACTCGTTAAAAGGCGTGTTTAATACTTCATCACGCCCTCCAAGTTCTTTACTTAATTTGTATATGACAACTTCTTCTAGTTGGATGTCGCTTGAGTTAGTTTGTCGTCTTCTTCCTTCTTCGGAAATAGCACTGCTAGTACCGTCGAGAAGGAATCTCTTGACTTTTTTAATCGTTCAATTAATTTAGGAATATCATTAACTTCGATAACTGCATCTATAATATCTAAGAACGTATAAATATTTTGTTGACCAATTATATCTGCCTTGATGTTCGATGAAAGAGAAATTAGATTGTGTAACGAATCTGGTGCATTCTCTAATAAGATTTCAAATGAACCTAATACATCTTTAAAGAATTGAGCTCCAGCTCGCTTGAACGCTTCTGAACCGTCATATTGAAAGACATTAACTTTATCATCGCCATCTTTAGCTTTTTCAACTGCCTCTTCATATAGTCTTCTGTTTTCTTCATTAATTTCATTACGTTTAGCAAAGAATGTATCTAATGCACTCTTCAAGTGATCGTTTGTATTAATATCTTTAACTAATTTGTTTAATTCTTTTGACACTCTTTTGATTTGTAAAATATTCATTTCTTTGATTTCAACGTTCTCTGTTACTAACTTATTACCTTCATATGTTTTAATTTCTACTTGTGCCATTTGTCATTTCTCCTTTTGATATATAAATTAAAAAACAAATAAAAAAGGCAGCGCTTTGTCTGCCTTACCCATTTTTATTCTTCTGTATTTGGTTCATCAACTGTGTTAACTGTTACTGTTGCAGTATCAGTTTTATTGCCATCTTGTGTTGTAACTGTAATAGTTGCTTCACCTTCTGAAACTCCAGTCACTGTTCCATTGCTTGATACTGAAGCGACTGCTTCATCAGAACTTTTATATGATACTGATTTATTTGTTGCCGTTGATGGTGCAACTATACTTTCTAATTTAGTTGTCCCACCTACTTCAATACTTGTAGTTTTAGGTGTTATCGTAACACCCGTTACTGAAATAGGCTTAGTTTTGAATGAGGGTACGTCAACTTTTTCTGATTCTCCATTTTCGTTTTCAAACGATGCTTTGTAAGTTCCTGCAGGATAATCGGTATTTGCCTCCAAGCCATCAATTGTGACTTTTGCTTTACCATCCTCTTGGCGTTCAGCAGTACCTACCACATCTGTGCCTTTGTATACTTTTAATGTATCAGCCATTTTACGACCTCCTTATTAAATATTTAAAAACCCCTATTCTGCAGTAATAGATGCCGATTTAGAGTTAGCATCTACCACAACATTTTGGGGAGTGCTAGGGTGTACTTGGTTCTTCTACTGGTTCTTCTGTCTCTTCTAATTTGTCTGGATCTTCTCCGATATAGAAATAGTTATTTGGTTTGTTTGCATCTGCACAATCTTTAGGGAACATTGCAAATTCCATTTCATAATTACCTTGTTCATTAGCGAATGACTTAGTCATACCACTAGAGTTTGCGATTTTATGAATGAAGATATCTTCTGATTTATCTTCTCCCATTTGTCTTGGGTGTATAGTTAAAGTTCTTGCACCAGCACGTAATGAAGCTCCAATTGGTGCATCTGTGACTGATACCGCCTTACCATTTCTATCAAAAGTAATTGTTCCACTTAATGTTTTACTGATAACATCTAAAGATGATTTAGCAGCAACGACTGTAACTGTACCGTTCCAACCAACAACAACTTGATCGTAGTTTGTATCTCCGAAGTCTGCCATATTAATATCAGTTAATTCAGGCTCTAATTGAACTTCTCCACCTTCTGCTTGTAACAACGAACCATCTTCACACATTTTCCCATCAAATCTTAATTCTGTTGGTAACCCTTCATCAAAAATAAAGTCTGCCATACCGAATTCATAACTAATTTTTTCAGCTGCCATTTAAATTCCTCCTTAAATTTAGGTATAAAAAAAGCACTCATTTGCAATAAGGCAAAATAAGTGCTAAAAAGTTTATTGTATAAATCATATTGTCATTAATAACGCCAACTCTAATTGGCGGTGATTCTGCATAAATATATTGAGTAAAGTGTTTATCTGTTCTAATTAAACTACCGTCTTCATAGATTGGAACTTTCATAATTTGATTTGTGATACCATGTATAGCATTGTAACTGTCGAACGCTCGGTTCACAGTTTTATCAAAGTCCTTACTTCTAATTTCAACTTGATAATTCATCAAATGTGATTTCATATCGCTTCTATCTGGTGGATAACCACCATCATAATAAACAACACCAAACTCAGATTGAGCAGTATGATAATCAACTGTCCACTCTAAGTCTGGCACTTTGTCCATCAATATTTTTTTAATAGCGCGTTGTATCATCTAACTGCCTCCTTCAAGTAAACGTTCTAATGCTCTTTCCATTGCTTTTTCAAAATGTTGATCAGTTAAAATAACAGCGTGTTGCAAATATTTACGACCTGGTTGATATCCTTTAACATTAGGTTTTTGACGGGTAACTGTTCCTCGTCCTCTTATATAATAGTTTGGATATTTCACACCACGTTCATATTTATCTCCAACTTGTCGAACATTATTTAGTTCGTGGATATAGGTTGCATATTCCAAATTCGTTCCAACATATACAACAAATGACCGCCCTTCAAATTTTGCTCGTGTTGAATGAATACTATTTTCTAAATCTCCACTATCACGTGGCGCTAAAGCTTTAGCATATTCTTCACAAGTAAGTCCGATTTTATCCATTTCATCTAGCAATATAAGGCTAAAACGTTTATTCATAGTTTTAAACTCTTGTTGTAATTCTCGAAGACCATGCCATTCAATCTTGAAACTTAGTCCTGACATTTACATATAACCTTTAATAAAATGTGGTTTCCCTGTAATATCTTGCCCGTATTCAACCTTTTTAACTTGCCCTAATACCTTTGTGTGTTTAGGTGTTATATGCTCAATACGAGTGTTTAAATCGATATTCCAAAGGACTTCAGATATAGGAACGTAAACTTGAGTAACTGATGTGTATTCTTCACCATTAGCATTATAGATATTTTGAATATCATATCTAACATGTGCTTTAGACAATACTTTTTCAGTTGTAGGTTTACCGTAATCATCTTTAATCTGATTTCCGTTTGAATCAAGCATTGGCACAATTACATTAACTTTATCTCGATAAATAATCATATTAACCTTCCAATATGACCTACTGATTTAGGTGGTAATTGTTGCTCGATTAAGAATATTACATAGGGATCAAGTAAATTACCGGACATTGTAACACTAGCATCATTTATTTTTTGCGTTTCAACACCTTGTCTTTTCAACAAAGCATATCCATTTAGTTCGCCTTCGATTTTGTACAACATTTGTTTCACAATCATTCGTTCAGAGATGGTTATTTTAGGATATAAAGAAAAGATATCCTCATAAGCATCAAAAATATGCTTATCTAGGATATCCTCTTTAATACCATTTAGTAGTTCATTAGGTGGCATTTCCTCAATATATTTTTTTACTTTTTGTATATCAAGCATTTCATCACCTCAATTCCCCTATTCTGCTGAAATAACAACAGATTTCGCATTAGCTGTTATCTCTACATTTTGGGGTTCCTTAGGGTGTTTCGTTAGCTTCTTCATTTGCAGTTAAAATAGAAATACCTTTTAAGTTTTGTAAAACAGGCATTGCTACTTCACCAACAATTGTTTTCTCTCCAATAGGGTCTTGAGAAACTACAGATACAACATAAGTACCGATTGCAAAGTTATTATCTGCAGCAGGACCTACTAAAGTTTTACCTAATTGGTCTGCATGCATTACCACTTTATCATCCTCTAATAGTTGTTTTGTAATATCTCCTTCAATACCGTCGATAGTAACGTGACCGTCTTCAATCTCTAAAGGAGGTAATCCTAATTCGCTAAACGTTTCTTGTAAATCAGAATCTTTTACTAAACGACGACCAGTATCTTTTCCGTAGATTTCTAAAACGACATTAGGATTACGTTTAATTTTTGATAAAGTTCTAGAAGTCATAACCATATAAGCAGGCGCTTTTAAATGGTTGTTTTCTTTATAACTTTCCACTTGCTCTTGTAACACTTCTAATGGATTCACATCATCACGTGAGAAATCTCCTGCTGTGATTTTAGCATTCTCATCTAAATCTAAATCAAAACTGATTTTCACGTTATCTTTAGGGCTTTCATAATCGAAACGTCCACGATAAACCATATCAGCACGGATTAGTTCTTTCGTTTCTTCAACACCTTCTTTTAAATCTGCAATACTAATTAAAGCATTTCGGATTAAAGAGTCAACTTCTGTAGAAGAACGAGGGTTTAAATATTTGTACATTTCTTCTTCTGTGTAGTGATAAGCATGAGCAATTTTTGTTAACTTCGCCATTGCTTGCTTAATTGAACCTTTATCTCTTAATGGTGTTCCAGAGTCGAATCCAATGATTGAAGCTGCTTTAATGCCTGTCTTTTCGATAATGTCATAAACAACATTGATATCGAAAGTTTGTTCAACTGGGAATACTCTTTCTAAACGTCTTGTACGTTGTGGTTCTATATTTTCAACAAACGCTTGTAATGTAGGTTGTTGTAAATCTGAATGATCTGTAATGTTTGGCATTTATTATTCCTCCTTATATTTGCATAAAATAAGACGCTATTATACGTCGAATACAATGCGTCCTTGTGTAGCCTTTTTGAAATTGTTTGTTACACCAGTCAATAGCTCTTCGAATACAGATGCTTTACGAATTGCTGGAACACTTTCGTTCACTTGAACGTCTTGTACTTGAACATCACGTGATGTTAATACTGCAGCTGCCATTGTTTCTGGTGTAGATTCTTGAACTAATTCAAATAAACCAGATTCAGTGTTTTTAAATACTGCTGTACCACCTTTAACTACTTGACCTTCTGATAATTTAGAAGAATCTAAAGTGATGTTTCCAACAGTCCACTCAAGATTTTTAGCATCTCTTAAGAAACTAGGAAATTGTAAATCTTCTGATACTACTTTTGGTTTTAAATTCATTCTTTATTCCTCCTTTTGTTTTCCAGATAATTCATTTGCTAATTCTTTACCGCGTTTTGAATAGTCAACTTTTTGCTTACCATTTCCAGTTTGTCCACCAGACTTGTAATTGTTGTTTGGTGGTGGTGTATCTTCTTCCTCTGAACCACCTTCATCTTTTGAAGTGTTAGTTTGATTGAATAAGTAAGCTTTTGTTTCTCGTAATTCATTCATGACCTCATTAAAGTTGGTAATCTCTCCACTTTCTTCATCACGATTGAATTTGTCTTTGTCGATAAATAAAAATACATCGTCTGGATCATGAGCATCTTTAGATACTTCTTTTAAAATTTTCTTATCTAAATCGTTAGATGCTACTTGAACTTTATAGGCTTTGATTTGTTCTTGAAGTTCTTTATTAGTACCCTCAAGCTTGTCATAATCATTCACTTTCTTTTCAAGTGTTGTAATCTGTTTAGATAATGTTTCTTTTTCTGATTCTAAAGATTTGATTTCTGTATCTTTATCACTCAATTGCGATTTGATGTCTTGAATATCCTTACCGTTTTCTGCCATTACTTTCTCAATTTGTTCATCGGATAATTCTAAAGCTTTAAGTGTCTCTCTAATCATATTTATTCTCTCCTCACGTTTTGATAACGATGTCCGACACCGATTGGATTAGTACAATAACGCTTGTACCTGCGACATCGTCTTTTAATGACTTACGAACAGGTCAAACGGAATACCACCGTTATGAGATACGTTTAGATCACTTCCTTATAATTAGATAAACGCACAAAATAACCGGCAATCTCACGACTGTCGGTTTGTTTATACATTATCTTGTAACTTATGTTTTATATCGTTGTACGTCATATTAATACTTAATTCATGTTGTCTGTATGCTGCTCGGTTATCTAAGCTTCTATCTTTGTCATCTGATTGGACTACATCAACCTCACAAGTATCTAAATGATTATCTTTATTATCTTGATAGAACTCAATACATGTTTTAATTGCATTAAGGAAATGAACATCTTCTCCCCACTTATCAATAATTATTTTATCTTTTGTTTGTTCAATCATCCCTATCATCCTTTCATTTCTTGTCTAGCAACTCTTAACTTTTGTTTCATCTTTACATAACCAGTACTATTAGCACGTTTCATTCTTCGATAAGCACTTAATGTCTTAGGAGCATCATCGCCTAATATCGCTTTAATACTGTTGTAGTTCTTCATTTCTTGTCGTGCTTTTCGCTTTAATTGTTGATCATGTTCATAACTTTCTCTTTGCTTTTTAGTTCGAGGGTCAAGATTTGGATTAAAGTCCTTACCTTTAGCAATGTATTTATTAATTTCACTTTCTGACTTGAAGTCTGCCACAAAAGGTCTAACCATGCATTTGCAGTTCGGATGAACAGGAATAACATCTCGAACATCTAGTTGTGGAAATCTTGCATCTTGACCAGTTAAAGAAAATACTCTGTCTTGATATTTAGCACATTCACTGCATGTATTTAAATTACCTGTAACGTACACCAAATCATTTCCAGTAGCTAAATAATGATTAACATGAGCGTGTGTTCTAGCAGTACTTATTTTCGTTCTCACGACTGTTTCTGTGTAGAAGTCTAAAGGTAGTAGCTTATTATCAATTGTCCTAAATGATTTCATACCACCCTTAACAAAAGAATCAGACACCCGTTGAATTATCTTCCTACGATTTTGACCGTATAAGATGCCTCTTGATATGTCTGATTGAACTTCTAATAATGTTTGATTAATTGTTGAAACTGTAGTCACAAATGCTTGTCTAAGTGCTGCTTGTAAATCTAGCATTGTATCACTTGTGATAGTGGCTAATGCACTTTTATGAACTTGAGAATTGAGTTCGTTTGATAAAACTATACCTTGCTTACTTAATTCTTTCGTTGCTATGTTCAACTCTGATTCATACACCTTTGCAAGTTCGGGTTCAATAAACTCAAAAACATCTGTACCAAATTGTTGAATCAAGTTTTCAATGTTTCTAAACATAACCTGTTTATCTCGATTACTTAACAAATCAACTTCTTGAATTAACTTAAGTATTTCATTATGCAAGAATTCAACTGTAGGCTTTATTTGTTCAATCTTCATTCAATCACCTACTCCATTTCTTTTAGTTCTTCATCAACTGGATTAGTTTCTTCCTCATCTTCTTTGTTGTCATTGAAGTTTAATCCTGTCATATTTCCTCTTAACAATGACATACTATCTTGCGATGTTCGTTCAGCTTCAATCTTTTCTACTTCTTTCATAATCCATTCTTCTGATTTATCTGGATTATTATTTCTAACAGTTTGTTCAAGTGATTGCGTTCCAGCTGCATAACTTTGATTGTTTAATGTCGATGTTTCTTTTGAAGTGACTGGCATCATATCTTTTTGAACAATGATTGGTTTTTCAATAATGATGTCGCTATTATCTCGATTCAGTAACCACATACAATTCTCAACACCTTGCTGAATAAACTCAATGTATTCATCTCGCATTTGTTCAGCTTTCATAATCGATAAGAATAAATCATAAAATTTAGCAGTACCCGATTGTGCTTGTGTACCATCTGACGAAAAGAAATCAATTGCTTTTTCGCTTGTTTGAGTTTCCATTAGCATCATTTTGATAATGTCTTTTACATAAGTAATGTCACCAATCTTCGAGATATCTATTTGATGAATTTGTAATGATTGTCCATATTCATCAATCGTTGTGACTTCTAGATCTCTGTGATCAAACTTGTTTTCAACACCATACCTTTGTTCTGATAATTGCATTAACCTTTCCATAACTTCTTTCGATACAGATATTCTAGGTTTACCATTTCGTTCAAAGATTTGTGCCGTTCTTGTCATTGTCCAGTTTACTTCATCTTGCTTGCCTTCTTGCCCCATCAGAACACTTCTACCATATCTATTCATAAATGTTGGACTGTAAGGTAGGTAAACAAATAACGTTCGCTTACGCCCTTTTAAAACGTAATCACGTTGTTCTCTTTCAAGTTTAGTTATATCAAATATGATTTCTTCATCATCAACTAATTGTAAGTCACCGTTGTCATCCATATGATATACTGTATGACTTCCTGTTAACTCATTTTCTCCTTCAACTTCTTCATGTACGTGTACATATTTATCATCGTCACGCTCAACAATGTAACGAAGTTGATACGTCTTACCGTCTTCAAGTTCGTAATAAACATTACGTTCTTTAAAAGATAACTTAACTTGTCCATTAACAACTTCTGGTACTGCCACAATACCACCGTCTATTTGCCATTGTTTTATATTCATACCATGATGTTTACTAAAATTCGAGTTAGTTTCTATCTGGTCTAAAGTTTCTTGTTGAAGGTCAAGAGTTCACTATTGAATGTATCATCTTGAGTTCCTTCAATATGTTGATCATCAGTATCAAACTCTTCATCATCTTCTATCTCGTTAATTGGATAGTTCGTTTGAAGTTTACCCATTGACCTCGTAATAAACAGTGTCGGTATATCTACAATCATTTTAGATATGTTCACTACAATGTATGGCGTTTGAACATTCTTTGCCTTAACATCTCCATATTCAATACGGTCGATAATTTCACCTTGGTCAATTAATGCTTTAGCTCTATCGAATAACTTCGAATGACGTCCGTCATATAAGTCTCTATATAAAAACATATCACCGTGCGTTTCAGTGATTTCTTCTTGCGTAAATGATTTTAACTCTGCCATTGTCTACCTCCTTACCACATATTCACATTCGAAACGAATGCTTGTTTTGTATTACCAATACGATTTAATGCTTGTGTCATACTATCGACAGCATCATCATGTTTGCCATTTGGAAAGCTTGCACACTCTTCAACTAAATCATGAGTGAACGTTTTATTACTTGGTAAGAATACATTCCCCGATTCAATCATCGGTGTAACTGCTTGCGCTCTTACAATCTTTCCACCGTCTGGATTAACTGGAATAATACCCGACACTTCTCTTTTTAATGTTGAAATAACAGCTGGACCGTTCGCTTTATCCTCAATCAATATTGCTTTAGCTTTTGGATATTTACGTGCTAACGTTTTAACAGCAGTCAATGTCGAAGGAAAGTCCATCTTGTCTCTAACTTGATCTATTAAATATTTGTCAGCCTTAACTTTTCCCCAAACTTGACCAACAACATAGTCACTTGTCTCGGCATCTTTAAATGTTAAGTCCCATGAGATAACCATTTCATCAAATCGATATGGTAACTTATCGTAGAATTGCCACCATGAACGATTAAATATATTACCTTCACTAGGTGCAGGTCGTTGTTGATATAATGATGCCCATGTCTTTGAACCAACTTCTTGTTTCTTTAATTCTGCCCACTCTTCGTCATATCCTAAGTCTGGAGATAAAGCTTCGCCATATTCACGACCGAGTAAATCGTCATCATCTTCTGCAATAGCAGGTAATCTTATACGTTGCCAATTATAGGGTGACCTTTCAAGCAAGCGCCCTATTAAATCATCTTCATGCCAACGTGTCATTACTACGATTACTGATGCACCTTTATGGAGACGAGTAGTCAATGTTGATTCCCACTCACTCCATATCTTCTCTCGTATTGTATTTGATTGTGCTTCTTCATTATTTTTAATTGGATCATCAACGATTAATAGGTCAGCACCTTCACCAGTGATTGAGCCACCAATACCAGTAGCAATCATCCCGCCACGTTTACCAGCTATTCCCCAGTTATTAGATGCACTCTTTTCGTCTGATATATCTAAGTTGAATATTTGTTTACCAAATTCTTTTAACTTATTCCTGTTTAATCGACCAAACTTTCTAGCAAGGTTATCAGAATAAGCTGAACTGATAACTCTTTTATCTGGATTTTTGCCAATAAAAAAAGACGGGAACGTTTCAGTCACCGTCATTGATTTACCATGTCGAGGTGGTAACTCAATCAATATATATTTTTGTTGTCCTTCTGCTATCGGTTGAAGTGCTTCACAAATCAATTCTGTATGTCTGTAATGTTTATAAGCCCCGTGATGTACAGTGACGATATAGTCTTTAAAGTAACGACTTGATAATTCGTTCTTTGCTTGAATGGCAATAAGTTTCTTTTGTTCGTCTGTTAATTTCAAATCAATCACCATCTAACTTAGCAAGTTTACGTAATTCGTCTTCACTAAGATTATTCATGTTATTAACATTTGTCGTCATTTCTCCACTGTGTTCAACGTCGCGTTTATCACGCCATTCAGAAGGCTTTCTATTCTTCAACCAGAATATCTGTGCAGTAACATCAGGTGCAATATGTTTTCTAACTCTTTTTACCTCTTCACCATATTCATAAATTACTTCTTCAACGTAATAACCCATTGCTCTTTTATGCAATTGACTTTCTACTTCTCTGTCAACAACTTCTTTTGCTCTTTTTAAGGCGTTGTCAATGTCGCTATACCTTTTAATCCATGAATACAAAGTAGCTCTATTACAGCCTATATTATGTGCTATTTGGTCATTAGTTAAACCGTCTCTAGCCCATCCTTCAATCTTCGTTAGTCCTTCTTCAGTTATCCAATCTTTAGCATTTACTCTAGCCATATCAATGTATCACCTTCTTATCCTAATAGGTTCGTTTATTTTAATTCCTTAACTTTAAACACTTTCATAATCACCAAATGCATATGTGCTTGTATATAAAAAATAGAGTTAATCACATTTTTGAATTTCTTCATGTAATCAACTCTACTTCTATATCGTAATCTTTATCACCTTTAATAACTGGATCATAATCAATTAATACTTTGCTTACGTTAGCATTGTTCTTTAATCTTTTAATCATTGCTATCAAGTGACAATCATTATTCACTTTTCTAATGCCTTTTAAAGTTCCGTCCGCGACTACCATTACTCTCATATGTTCAACTCCAAATAAAAAAACACCCACGTTAGTGAGTGTTGGATATCATTTATTCTTTTTCGTGCGATTCCATTCTTTCTTAAGATATTGGCTAACATAATCAATCACATCTTTAGATTGCATCTTTAAAGTTTTAAATGAAATGTCATCTTTATTTCCTTCATCGGCTTTTAGTATATATTCACTTAATTCACTATTTATATAATTGGCTTTTGAATTTTTATTTGCTTTGATATAAATATTACGTAAAATAAGATTAATTATATTATTAATCTTATCTTTAATAATTCGATGTTCATCAACCTTTTTAATTAAAGTATACTTTTTAGGTTTATCAGGTAGATATAACTCTATTAGCATATGTTTTTGTTCAAATTCTAAATACTTTTCCCAAAATATTGATTGAAAATTTTTATCATCTATAACAAGTTGATTGATTTTCTTGTTATACATAGTGTTAACATCAGCATAATTTTCATCTTCATCTTTCATGACATCATCTATAGTTCCAAATAGAGTCTCTTCTTTATCCAAAGGTATATCTCGTTTAATAATATATTCATCCTTATATATTATCGATTCTTCTAATATGTTTATTTTTTCTTTTGTATTATGAATTTTCTGAGATAAGAGGATTAAATTATCTAGCATAACAAAATACTCTGAAAATACTGCTCTTATATCTTGTATCCATTCAACCCTAGACTTTGATATCACATCTGCTTTAATTTTCTTTTTATTAACCACCAATTCCAAAAACATCTTAAGAAATGTAGTAATTAATAACCCAAATAAAGCAAATATAGCAGTAGATAATGGTATTACCTCTACATTATTCTTTAAATATTCAATATTAAATAAATCTTCCATTAGTACTTCCCCTTATCCAACATAATAATTAAACACAACTTAATTATACGAAATCCACCTAACTTTTGCTAGATGGATTTACATTAATATTAGGGTTATAGAAAGGATATGGAAAATAGCCGTTAGGCTAGGTGTAGGGCGACGTACAAACTTATCAGTTTGATTGATTTGAATTTGCCTAGCCGTCCTGCCTTCCATTTTAGGGTAAACCTTCTATTGTAATCAACTATCGTAACGAGTGACAAAGGCGGTAATTTTGGTAACTTTGGTAACTCAAGAATGTTTCAAAATATCCTCGGCTATTTTGTCATAGATTTTATACTGTTGTTTCTTGCTGATTCCAGTAGTCTCATATATCTTCTTAAGCGACTTCCCGTCCATTCTCATTTCAAGTACAAGTTCTTCTGTTTCATCACTTATAAACTGTTTTGCCATTTGCACGGGATATAATTTTCTTTCTAACTTAACCATAAGATTATTTCTTTTTATCCTGCGATCAACCTCATATAAAAATGGTGTTGTATCCGTTATATTACCTTTTGGCAAACTTGCTTCGATACCATATTTAGAAGTATTAGCACCACCAATTACATCTTCATATTCTTTTGCATATAAAATTAAAGTATTAGCGTTGTTATAATAATTATGGATTAACTCCAAAGCTTTTTCTTTTGATTCTACTTTATATAAATGTTTAGTCGAATAAGTCATGTGTTCAATTCCTCCGATTGGTTTAGTTTTCGATGTGGTCAACATCGGTTAAATAGTCGAAAATTACGCCATTACCACTCCTAACTAATTCAGCATTTTCATTAAACCATTCATACGGAATACTTTTACGGTCATGTTGTTTCTTAAAATCATTAAACTGGTCAATGTCTAATTTAAAGCATGTGTCATTAAATCTAAATAGTACTAGTAGAAAAGCTTCAGCACCCATTCGTTTAGTATCGGTCAAATACTTAACTTGATGATCACTCACATTTTTCAAAGGTAAATTCTTAATTTTAACCTCTTTCGTATCAAAGGCTATGTACTTACCTTTGTTGTTGCAGCCTACAAAATCAACTGTACTCTTTTCTTGATAACGTGACTTACCTGTCCTGGTGTTATAACTTATAGGCGTTGCTACTTTATCAATTATTGCTATCTTTTTTTGTTTATACACACGATTGATATTGCCTATTACTGTTTCAAACCACATACCACGATTAGCTTGTTTTCTATTCATTTAATCAACTCCTAAAGAACTCATACAGTTTAATGTTTTTCATAGTATAATTATATTCGAGGTGATAATATGGATAATTTCCCAGATTTAAATAAAATTATACAAAGTAATATTTCTAAGCAATTTGAAGCTGTTAACTTAGCACAACGTAACGCAATGAAATTGTCATTAGCAAATTCACAAATCTTTAAACCGAATTTCAGTGAAATACTTAATGGAAGTCTCTTTAATTTTGACGAAATCTTTAGTAAAACAAATATTACTAACTTATCTAAAACATTTAATTACAACTCTCAAAATTTGTTAAAAATAACTGAACAATTTAGAAAGAGTTTTTCTAAGCAAGTGAAAATTGAATTGCCACCTTTATATAAATCAGTTCATACAATCAATTCATGGACTGAAATTACCAACGATAACGGCATAGTCAAAATGCAACCAGATGGATTGAATATCGAAACATATTCTGAAATATATACAACTCCAACTTCCGATGTTTCACCTGGTATTAATAGTGATACTTTAGGTATACCTTCTAATGAATACAATAAAGAAGTATACAGAGATATTATCAACAAATTAACTCTAGGTAGTTTGGAACCAACTTGGAATTGGTATTTAGAACATATAAACAGCCAACATATGATAGTTCACTTTTTTGTTCTAATAATATTTTTGCAAATCACAGTTGCTATTGCTACCTCTGAAAAGAAAACTGATAAATTGGACGATGAGTAGGATAACCCTACTCATTTTATTTATCTTGCGCATTTATTACTATTGCTATGACTATAACTGCGAATAGTATTAATCCAAATGTCAATGTCTACCAACTCCTGTGAACCACGTTTCGTTATCTTTATATTCTTGCATATCTTCATAATCAATTGGTGGTTCCACTTCATCCTGGACGCTCGCATACTTATATGATCGTTTGATAAATGTGTATAGTGCTATAAGTGATATTGTTAGTGTGATTAGGTATAGTTTCATTTTTCATCACTCCAATCAATTAAAAGATAATGGTCTACACTAGTTAAATATTCATATTCAACAGTTTTTATATCTACTTCGAACCCTTCTCCTAGATACTCTTTTAATAACGGTATAAATTGTATGTTTCTGAATCTATATAGTTCATTATCAGGAATTTTAAATTGCATTGCTCCATATCCCTTTTTCGCATTAGATATTATTTCATCTTTTAATTTGTAATCTTCACAGAAATCATCAAACCATTTATAAAATGACTCGTTCTGAAATCTCTTTACTTTGTCTATTAACATAAGTTAGTCCTCCTTAAGTAAATCATGTAACATTTTAGGTTTTTGCTCTTTACCTCTATAAATCTTGTAACAAGCTTTAGGTAGTTCATAATATTTAGTATTGTTGTAAAACACTGGGACACCATTTTTTATACACATATTCTCTTCGGGATATAAATAAACAATTTGCTGTGCTTCTTTGTACATATCGTGATTAGGATTACCACCAGGAAAGTGTTCAATAAACTCTATATAAGTACCATTCTCTAGTGTTATATCAAGCTTATCTATATGATATGAATGTGCGACCAATACATCTTGGTCACGGTCTATATAGTAAATATTGATAGATTTCATAAGTTAGTCCTCCCCTAGTAAGTGTGGGTTATTTACACCGTATCTCTCATCAAATTCTTGCAAAGCTTTTAATAATTCCAATCCTTCCTCTTTAGAAACCTCACTATCAATAAAACCCTCGGGCGTATGTTCTATTTCTTCCAACGTTGTTTCTTCTGGGTCTAATTGCAAAAATAGTTCGAAGTCTTCATTGTTGCTATCTTCCATACTTACTCACTCCTTATCTTGGTCTATTTGTTTCAATTTCATTCATATTGACCCATATTACTTCTAATGCGTAATATTCAGCCTCTAATTGTTTTATGAAACTTATATCTGCTTCGTCATATTTAGCATGTTCAAGTTTATCCTGTACATAAGCCCTAGCATTAGCTACATGTTCATGAATTCTTTTAAAATTCTTAGTATAATAATCTTCCATACCTATTCACTTCCTATTCAATATTTCTCGTACCTTATCTAAAATATCTGGGTGACTTTCGCCACCCTTATTTTTACAAGTCTTCTGATTTGATGAACGATCCATCTTTACTCATTACTCCAGTTCTATTTTTAATCTCTCCATATGCTTGTTCTAGACACTCGTATAATGTCATATTGTTTTGTTGGGCTAATATAATTAATGTGACGACAACGTCCCCTATACCGTCTTTAAGTTCGTCTACATCATTCCTACAAAGTGCTGCTGCAACTTCTCCCATTTCTTCAGAAGATTTAGCATACTGCGTAAAGCTGTTGCCTTTGTCTAGACCTTTATCAATTGACCATTGTTCTACTTGTTTGATTAAGTTGTTCATACTATTCTCCCTTATTCTTTCTATCTTTATTGATTCTCTAACTCGCAACTCTGAAATACCAACTTCCTCTGCTATTTCTTCCGCACTCATACCGTTTTTATATAATTCGTAACATCTTTCATTAATGTATTGAATTAGCCCTTTAGGTTTACTCATTTATTTGTCCTCCATATATTCGTTTATTACGTAATCTACGTGCCATTTAACCTCATCTTCGTTACCTGTAACCTCACGAACACTATTCTCTACGTCTGCTAAATGGTTATCCCAAGCTTTTGCTTTAGCGTAGACTTCTTCAACCTCGTCTGCCATTTCATAATGAGCGTTGCTATCGTACTGCATACCTAAGCTTGTCAACTCTGCTACTACTGTATTCTCATTCTCATACTCATACGCCATAGTCACTCACTCCTATTCATGTCATGTAATAGATTGCTAAATTCACGTGTCCCATCCAATCTATCCATTTCGCCCAATATATAAGCTAGGTCTTTTTTGCTTACCATTGCGTTTGCGATTGAAAATAAATGAATTTGGTTATTAGGTGTTACTGCTTGGTTACATGTTTGGTGTAACTTGATATATTCTTGGATTCTCTTTTCTTTTAAAGTTTTCCATGCTTTTTCATAATTCACTTTCGCCATAGTCACTCACGCTCCCTTATCCCTAATTCATTCAGTCTATCTCTGAAATCCATATACTCTGGTTTACCTGGACACGCTTCAACTTTTCTGTGAATGAATCGTGAAAAGTCTTTGAGCAAATCACGTTGTTTCTTTATGTCAGTGATAAGCGAGTCACATTCACGCTTATACAGAATACTTTCTGCTACTGCTTCTTTTAATCCAGCAGTTAATTTGTTGTGTGCTGTTTTGTACTGATCGAGTTCGTTCACTAACTTAGTTATGTCTTCTTTTGTATATTTTATTGTTGACATTTTTTAGTCCTCCTAACACTTTTGTCACATAATTACATTATTTGTCACATGATTTAATAGACTTACTTTATTTTTTTAATATATAATCAAAAATAAAAAGGTGATTAAATGTCTATAAAAATTGGCTTCAAAGAAATATTTTCATTATTTTGTATTCCGTTAATATTTTTTATTGGTTTTATAACCGAGTCTTTCAATACAGGTACTTATACTAAAGCGACTGTTGATACTTCTTTAAGAATCATTTTGTTTATTGCTTTGTTTGTAATGTTTAAAGATTATCTAGCAAAAGAATGGAATAAATTTAAAAATTTAAAGTTCTACAAATGGTTAATAATTATTGCTGGTGCAATATTCCTACAAGTAATAATATCTATTGTTAACCAGTTTGTACCATCAGTTCATACAAATGAAGTTGTTCCTAATCCTTCTGAAAATATTGATTTTCTTACCGTTAGCACAAAGTTATTTTACTTATTAATTTTCATTAGTATTGGACCAGTAGTTACATCATTAATCGAAGACATCGCATTTAGATATACACTGTTAGAAAAACTATTAAGCAAAAACATTATAATTAATGTCTTATTAGTATTGGTTAACATTGCGCTATTCGGTGCAATTCACTATTATAATTTCGGTGGAAGTTTGATTAATACAATTCCATATATGTTTGCAGGTTTGTTTTTAAACTGTATTTATCTATGGACGAGAAATATATGGCATGTATTATTGATCCATTTCTTTAACAATTTTGTCTTAAGTATTGGCGGAATTCTTATCATTGGGATTATTCGTATAATAATGAATTAACATAAGCACACTTAGGTGTGCTTTTTACATATCAAAAATACTTAACTGTCCCCCTGCTACTGGTTCGTCATCATGTTCGACTACATAATCTTTATGCGTGAATCCATGAAATATAATGAGGTTTCCTTTGTTATCAGCTATACGGTATATATCAACTGTGTCCTTATTTACACGCCATTCAGTAATTTCTCCTACCTGGTCTTTACCTACCTCATAACAACTTTTATCGTCATAAATTTTTGTAATCATATTTACCAACTTCCACAACAGTCATTGAATAACTGTTTAGCATAATCGCCAAACTCTGTTTTCTGAGGGTACTTATTCAGCCAAGGCTTAGGTTTCGTATAATCTTTCTTCGGCTTTTTTGTTTTATGTTCTTCTGCTGCAATTACATTTTTATTTCTATTATGATTTCTTACAGGATATGTTCTAGCTTTACTTGCAGACCATCCATAACGTAAACGTTGATAAAAAGCATCCATACTAATACCATTAGATTCAGCTATTTCAATATCTCTTTTTTCGTAATCATATTTTTTATTCACCTTTCACACACTCCATTTGGTCATTTAGTTTGTTTAACTTTTCTCTGTTAGATTTCAGCCTTAGTTTTTCAACTGACATCGTCACTCTGATTCCATTTTTATTAGTCATACTGACGTATAAAATAAATCCGTATATATCGTTTTTTCTTAAAAACAACTGTAAGGAATCTATATCGTTTATATAGTCTCCTGTTTGTTTAATACTTGATAGAAACGTCTGAAATTGGTCAATTAACGGACGTTTTAATTTGTAATTCTTCTTAACTGCATCTGACAATTTAAATAATGTATTTGATGTCATTTTTGCACCTCGTATCGAATAAAGGATATGTTCTAAAAATTAAAAAGGTAAGTCATCATCATTTAATTGACTACCATTTGTAAATGGATTATTCTGTTGGTCATATTTCGTTTTATTTTGCCCTTTTTGGACATTTTGATTGTTTTGGCTATAGTTATTGCCTTTTTGATAATTCGTTCCATTTTGATACGAATTTGAGTCGTTTTGACTATCTTTAGGCTCTAAAAATTGGACATTGTCGCAAACAACTTCAGTAACATATACTTTTTGTCCTTCTTTGTTTTCATAACTTCTTGTTTGAAGTCGCCCAACAATACCAGCTAACTTACCTTTAGATAAATATTGATTGACGTTTACTGCTTGTTTTCTAAATACAATGCAATTTATGAAGTCAGCTTCACGTTCACCATTTTGATTAGTAAATGTGCGATTGACTGCCAAAGTAAAATTACCTACTTCTACACCACTAGGTGTTGTTCTGAGTTCTGGGTCTTTCGTTAAACGTCCTACAAGAGTTGTGGAATTGATCATATTGTTACTACCTCCATTGGTTTATTAATTATGATTGCTGGTGTTGTTTCTCTTTTATGAATTTGTCTTGCGAGTTCACTTCTGATTAACGATTGGTCGAAGTTACATAAACTCATAAACTTTTGAGCATATGCTTCACTGCAATTCAAACGAGTCATAATGTCTTTAACTGATATTAGAATCATTAACTTTCCTCCTGTTTCTTATTTTAAATTTTTAAATCCTTTCATTCGGTAGTCGTCACCCTCTAAAGTAATACCGGTGGTGTTAGACATTAACCGACTAAATAATCTTTGTTGGTCTTTTGTCTTTGTTAGTTCTTTGACCGATAGATTAGTTGTTATAATGTTGTGCTTACCTACTCTACTTTCAGCAATCTGAAATAATTTTGACATGCCATAGTCTGTAACGTTCATACCAAAGTCATCGAAAACCATTAAATCAACTTGTCCTATCGCTCTTTCTAAATCTGTTTCTGAATACTCACTGTCTTTATCAAATGTAGATCTAAATTTTGAAATCAATTCAGTTAAATTAATAAACAGGACTGAATAATTTTTAGCTTTCACTTCTTTTAAAATCGACATTGCTAAATGTGATTTACCCAATCCAAATGAGCCTTGTAATAGTAATGACTGCTTATTATCTATATCAAATGACTTAGCATATCTTTCGCATATTACTTTTGCTTTTTCTTGGTTATTATTTTCGGGAATGTAAGTCTTGAAAGTAGCGTTTTTTGTTTCTTCGTTTTCGCTTGAAAAACTTAAAATCTTATTAATTTCTTGCTGTTTTTGACGATGTTTAAAATTACGCGTTAAATTTTTCCCATGTTCTATCATGTCGCAGTCACAGCCTAATCTATACGTATAACCATTCTTGAATTGGTATTCTTCGTAATCTCGACCACACTTTTCGCATTGATCTTTTTTCAATAACTTTGGTTGTGTTTTTTGTTCTAACTTATTTGCTAACTTAGGATTGAATAAAGCATTCATTTAATCACCTCAATTATTCATATATTTTAGATAAGGATTATCTTCATCAGCTACTTCTTCTTGTTTACTACGTTTGTTGTTTCTTGCTGAAATATCCTCTACTGATTTAATTCCATCATTGAACCATGATTTCAAAATAGAGTTCACATAATTCCATTTATAGACATTGTTGTTTAGCGACTCTTTCATTGCTTCTATAACAATTACATTACCATTCTCTTTAAAATCGTCTATCCAAGCTCCAATTTGTTCAGATATATATGGTTTAAGTACTCCAAAACCATTAGATTGGTAAAAGTCAAACGGCGACTGCTGCTTACTACTACTGTTATTCTTCTCACTGTTATTTGTAATATTGTTACTTGTAAAACTGTTACTTGTAGTAGTAAGGTTTTCGAGCGCTCTATTTTTCATCGCTCTATTTTCGAGCGCTTCACTTTCGACCGCTCTATTTTGAAGTGGTCGAGGTTCATGGTGTAATGTGTATAAATTTTTTCCATACAAATTATTACTCTTTACACGTTCAATATTTAAATAGCCATTATCCTCTAATTGTTTCCTATACTTTCTGAACCTATTTTTGCTTATATCTAATTCATGACATATAAGTTCAACGCTAGGAAAAGCACTTTGATCTGAACCAGCATATGAAGATAAGTAGGCATATAAAGCTTTTGCTTCAATATTTAACTTCGTATCTTTCATAACCCTTTTGAACACAAGCCCATAACCAGTTATGGATGTTTTAATTTGTTCTGTCATAGTTTTACTCCTTTCTAAAAGTATAGGCAGGAATTAACCTGCCTATTTAATTACTTGCTCTCTACTTTACTTTCTTCTTGGTGCTCATTTACCTCTTCATAGTCAGTAATATCAATGACAGTTGACATATCTTCATCAATTTCATTTTTAATAGTGCTATCAGAATTAACAGCTTTATTCATTTCAATTGATTTTGGAGCATACTTTAATACTTCCTTCAGAACTGTTTTCTTAGCCATTGCGTCATAATTTGTTTTCCATGGTGATGTCCATCCTTTTTGGACTGCTTGACTAAATTCTTTAGCATGTTTGTCCACGCGTTCTCTAGTCCAATAAACAAAGTCATATCCACCATTTTTAAGATGATATACAGCATAATATCCAATTGGTTCACCTTCTGGTTCTTGTGATGGTACATGTTCAAGATTTTTAAATAGTCCGTATTGATAATTAAACTCGTCATTTGGATATACTTCGTGTGAATATATAGCCTTGTATTGACCACTTCTTGTTGCTAAATCAATTAACCCTTTATAACTAAGTTGGAATTGAACTTTTCCAGAGTATGGTATTAAATATGCTTGTCCTAATCCTGTGTTTGGTTCAACGCCAAGTTGTGATGCTTGCATAAGAGCACCTATAAAACTCATTTGATCGCATTCAAGTAATTTAGGTGTTGAACTAACTGCCGTCATAGCGATACGCGCCATTCTGTCAGCATCCATATGTTTAGGTAGTGCTCTTTGTATCTCTGGACCCATTTTGATTAATAAGTCATTCAATTGAGTTTTAGGTGATTTGTTTTGCACCTCATTTTTCTTTCTACTTGCTACTTGATTTTTAATTGATTCGTTAGTTGCCATTTTATTTTTCCTCCATTAATTTAATATTTTTTAAACTTGTAAAAACAATGTCTTCTATGCCATCTACTTGAAGTGATACACGCATACTTGGTTCTCTGTATTCATTAATGTTAATAACTGTAGCTTTAAATAAATGACCAAAAGCATTTACAAAATGTACTCTTTGGTTCTTCTTAATTTCAAATTCTTCAACCATAGTTGTCCTCCTAGCCTTTAACTTCTTTTATTCTCATAACTCTACTTTCTGTTGTTCTAGTGTATTGTTCGTCAAGCTCAGGATATTCTTCTTTAAATTTCTTTCTATCAAACCTAGATGATTTTTGAGGCTTCCATGAAACTTGGTAATTCTGTGAAATACCAAATTGATTTTCTCCTAACTTATTTTTTATTTGATTTTCATATTTAGCTTTTTGTTCCTTTAACTCCTTTTCTTCTTCTTTAATTTGATTAAGTGCTTTTATTATCATTTCATCGTTTTCATCTAAAACTGCTTGAGTATCAACACTATCTTGATATTTAAATTTCATAAATTCTGTTGTTGCAACACTACCGTCTACTGGTGGTATATCGTCACCTAAGATATAATTTTCCCAAAAATATTTTTCTTCTTGAATGATGATATTAATTAACTCTTCATCTCGTTCAATTTCTTTCCAAATAAATTTATTACCACCAATTAATACTGCAATATAGCCTTTTTCATAACCTGTTACCGCCATATAATGTTGTACTTGAGCAATATAACTATCTGGTATTTCGTCCTCTTTCCAGGCTTCCTTGTTATACTCAGATGTTGTTTTGCATTCTAATACAGCTTTTTCTCCAACTACTGCTCGATCAATATTCGCTAGCATAAAATTATATTTTGGATGTCTAAACATCTTGTTTACTTTTCTAACTTTTTTACCAGTTCTTTCAGTGAATTCTTTAGCAACCACATCCTCAAGAACATTTCCCCAATAAATATATTCATTATCAATTTCTTGTTTAAGTTCTGGTTGTGTTTTCTCAAAATATAATTGAATTGGCGATTTCCATTTATTAATACCAAGAATAGTTCCTGCGTCTGAACCACCAATTCCAGTTTGCCTAAGCTTCAACCATTCTTGTCTACTCATATTTTTTGTACTAACATCTTCTTGTAAAATTCTTTCTGATATTTGTCCCATAAACTACACTCCAATGTTATAATGTAGATATATTTCTTTTGTCATGCGCCTATCTCTCTGGCGCATTTTTTATTCCTCATACTCTAAATGGCACCAAGGATTAACTTTGTCATACTCATCTTGTCTGCGTTCCATTTCCAATGTATATATGGCTTCTTCATGTGCTGGATCATAAGTGCAATGTTCCATATAAATCTCCCTTTCATCATTTTTAGTCGAATAAATCATGGTTCCAATTTCTACTGGTCAAATAGTTATATAATCTTTCATTTTCGGTCGTATTTTCTAGCAAATAATCATTAAGCATTGCTACTATGTTTTCTTTTTGTGTTTCATAGTCATCTGCAGATGTAAAACAAGCTGAAACAACTGTTCTCTCAGTCCTATTACATTTGATTTTCATATCAATATAATCACCGTAATAAATAGTTTCTTTCTCAAACCAAAAACCTTGCAATTCAAAATTTGAACTCCTACGTTCTCCAATTTCTAACATTTTGATCCCTCCTTTAAATTTCATCATTTTTTAAACCATTGAATACATGGTCGAACATTTCGAAAAACAAAACTGTTACAAGCCAAAACATAAGAGCATGTTCAATAGGTGTTACTGAAAAACTAGCTATAATAAAGAACTCAATTACTATGATTAAAGTGAGTAACGGATATTTTAAAATATTCATATAATACCTCCTATATTCTTCGTTCAATTTTTAATTTTTGCTCATGTGCTTTAGCAATATCTCTTGGGTTTTGTTTTATATGTTCACAAGTTTTGTTTATATATACTTGGCCATGAAATAAAACATCTTCGCACTCAGACATTGTTGTAATTACTTCATCTCTTTCTTTCTTACTCATAAACTCTGGTCTTTTTAAAAAATCACAATTTTCTAATGCAACTATAGCTTCTTTCATTTCTTTTATTAGTTGCTGTTTAACTAAACCTGGATGGTCATAATAAACACGGTCACTATGTGCTGGTGTTGAAAGACCGTTTGAAAATTCATTCAACACATCTGTTACAAATACTCCATCATTACTATTTGTTGCAAATGATCTATAGGTATCAGAAGATATTGCTCTTTGTCCCTTTCTCATCATCGACATATTACTTTTTGTAGTAAAAGCTAGGTCAGCTAATTTTTGTTGTGTCATACCTGTTCTCTCTATTTGTTTTGTAATTACTGATTCCATTTTTAAAACCTTCTCTCATTTTTTATATTTCTTTTGTCATATTGTTTGGTTAACTGTTCCATCTTTAAAGTTCACAAAGCATGGTGTAATATATAGTTATCATCATTTGGTCGAATAAATGATGTGTTCTAAAAATCTCAATTTGGTCGTTGAGTGTAACTGGGCTAGGTTTGGTCACCTAGTTCAGTTATTTTTTATGCTTCTTTAAGATTGAGTTCTAGTTGATATACTGTGTCGTAGGACGGTTGCCATTGTTCAATGAATTTAACAGCTTCTTCATAGCGCCCTCTTGGAATGCTGTTATAAGTTGGTACTTGGAAAATCTTCTTTATACTTCTATAAATTTCTGCAAACAATTTTTTAGAAGTTTCTTTGTAATATCCATTGAATTTATTCCTAACGATTTCAGCTACTTTACGAGCAACTAATTGTTGAATATGTTTTGCTTGTCCGTGCATTATTGGATAGCTTTCTTCTATAGCAGTTACTCTTTCATCTAATTCTGTATTTCCTTGAGCTATCAATTGAATTTGTTCAGATGTTGTTAAAGGTTTAATTTGATATGAACCAGTTTTTCTGATTTGTGGTAATACTTCAGATGTTATAAACCTTTTAAATCTGCGTGCATTTTCTTTAATAGATTGGTTATTACTTTGTTTTGCAGCGCTTAAAATCATGCTATATAATCCTGATTCATTGATTACAGGTGTATCTTGACTTCTACCGATGGAATCCTTGATTGGGACTACACCTTTATCCTCATAATCAACGTTGTCTTGTATCGCTTTTGTTGGTCTGCTATAACCTAATATTTCAGCTACATCTTTACCTATAAAATAAATTTCCTCACCTTTAACTAATGTTCTTACTGGTAAATCCGAAAAATTAAATATCGTTAAATTATTTTCCATTTATAAGCTCTCCTTTTTAGTTTTCTTCGCTTCTTTCAATTATTTCTTCATAATATTCATCAATGAATTTGAGCATCTTTCTTCTATGGAATCTGTATTGACCGTTTTTTCCTTCAGGAAATTGACTAAACTTTTCAATCTTTCTTCTAAAATATGGTTTATCCATTACATTCTTTTTGACCCATGTTCGATCTCTTTGAAATTCTTCACATACTTCTTTCATAGTCATTGCAATGGCTTGTCTTTCAACTAACTGTTCATGTTCAACTTTTTTTATCAATACATAATCGGGTGGTATATTAATTGTTGCTTGTATTGTTTGAGACATCCTTATTCCTCCTGTTCGGTGAACTGACTGGTCTATCATGTTCACAACTAAATAGTTATAATTAATTTGTATTAGTCGAATAAATCATGTGTTCAATTCTTTAAATATTAACGTACGTATCGCGTACTTCTTTTTCAAAAAAAATTTTCCAATCTACGTTGTATAGATTCCCAAGTGTAATTGCAGTTCTAACAGGTAGCTTCCTATACTCTTGTTCGTAGCTTGCATACGTAGTTTTAGGAATATTTAATTTAGTTGCTATTTCATATTGAGTGTATTTATTTTTTTCTCTCAATTCTTTAAGTTTGTTCATATCCTCACCTCCATGTAATACGTATTGCGTACTTTTAATATATTACGATACGCGTACTTTGTCAACAATAAATATTCTTTTTGACTTAGTTATAGTTATGTTATTTCAAAAGTACGCATATTGTGTATATAATAATAACAAGAGGTGATACTGTGTTTTCTACAAATCTTCAAAAATTACGCAAACAAAAACGTTTAACTCAAGTTGAAATGGCTAAAACTTTAGGTGTAGCTAAAACTACTTATGCAAGTTATGAACAGAATAGAAGAATGCCTGATAATAATATTCAAAATAAAATAGCTGATTTTTTTAATGTTACTTTAGATGAATTACACGGTAGAAATACTAATAAATCTAAAAATATTGAAGATGATATCGAAGTGTTAATGTTTGAAGATAAAGACGGATGGGACGAACTCCCAAAAGAGAAGCGCAAACAAATACTACAAGAATTATCAGACTTAGCAGATTTCTATATAGAAAAAGAAAAGCGTGCTAAAGATAATAGATAGTAATAAAAAATATAATCTAACTTTGTTGGCTTATATTTTTTTAACCACAAACCGAACATACGTTCTTGTAATAAGGGGAGTTTAACATGAAAATAGCAGAAATAGTAAATGACATAACAGAAAATGTAGTATTTGATAAATATGATTTAAACATTGATTATTTAAGTACGGCGTACGGAATATTAATACATTATAACGAAGTTACAAGTTTATATATGAAAAAAAGAAACAAAGATATTATAAGTATTAAAAAAGATACAAAAATAAATATGTGGAAATCATTCACTCATGAACTTGGTCATATGTTCCTACATTATACAAATCAAAGGTGTTCTCATCCTATGTTCAACGAAAAACAGGAAGCAGAAGCTGAAACCTTCTCCCTCCTCATGAGAATGCCCGAGAGAATAATAGTTGATAATAAACTATGGACAGTAGATCAAGTAATACATTATTTTAACGTATCATATGAAGATGCATATTTAAGAATGGAATTATTAGCAAATAGAACTAAAACTAACCGTTTAGTTGGTATTAATTCGTACAGTAATTAAAACTAAAGGAGTTGGTAGTAATGAAAACTATAAAAAGAAATAATAAATGGCAGTACGATTTTGGTTACGAAGGAAAAAGATATAGGAAAGGTGGATTTAAAACTAAAAAAGAAGCTATTCAAGCTGGAAATGAAAGATATAACTTATTATTTAAAGGATACAAAGTAAACGATCAACTCCCCTTCACAAAATATTATCACGATTGGGTAAAAATTAATATTGAAGGTCAAGTATCTGACAAAACATATAATAGATATTTAGCTTCTATTCAAGTGTTTGAAGAAAAATTTGGGGACCTATCTCTCAATAAATTGACACAATTAAAATATAGGGAATTATTGAAAGAATACGGTGAAGGTAAATACTTAAATACTACAAGAGATGGTAGAACTCAAATTAAAAATGAAGGAAGGACCACAAATAGTGTTCAGAAATTACATTACAACCTACGTACAGTTATTAAGGATGCATTATTAGAAGGTTTAATTTATAGAGATCCTACTATTGGTGCAAAACCTAAAGGTAGTAAATCAGCTAAATTAGAAGAAGAAAAGTATATTACAATTACACAACTAAATGAATTAAAACAATATGTTTCTGAAAGAAAGGAATTATCCCACCTATTCTTATACATCTTAATTATTACAGGCGGTAGATTTTCTGAAGTTCAAAACCTCCAATATTCTCATTTAAAACAAAAAGATAATAAAATACATTTGCCAGGTACAAAAACTGATGCTGCACCTAGAACTATACCTATTTCTAATAAGGATATGACATTCATCAATAAATTTCTACAAGAACGTGAAATGAATTCTAATAATTATATATTCCATACTGGTGTAGGTCTGATAACTAATGCATCTGTTACAAAAGTTTATAAAAATTTTTGTTTAAAAAATAAAATCGGTAATCGTACATTACATTCTATAAGACATACACACTGTTCTATGTTAATACATGAAGGCGTATCTATTTATTATATAAGTAAGAGATTAGGACATACTTCCATTAATACTACCCTTTCAATATACAGTCATTTATTAGAAGAAACTGAAAAACAAGAAGATGAAAAAATAATAGAAATTTTAGAGCGCTTCTAA